AGCTGCTGTTGTTGTGCAGCTTGTGCAGGAGACAATGAAGTAGTAAAGCCACCTTCAGGTGTAGTAGTAACACCACCAAAGCCAGTAGAGACAGTAAAGGGTCTAAAGGCAGTGCCTGCTACTGCTTCTTCACCAATACGCTGTGCGCCTGTAGCAAGACCAGAACCTACAGAACTAAGTCTGTCCATTACATCGTCTAAGGCTGCATAGGACAAGCCTGTTTGTGCAATCCCACTAAGAGGTAAGTTACCTATGCCTGTTAGAAGATTATTAAAGAAGCCTCCAGTGTTGCCGGTGTCCTGTTGTGCGCCCATTACGGGTATCTGTGATGCTACTAAAGGTAATCCTATACTCATCTTTTATTCTCTTATGTCAATACTGTTGTTATTACAGAAGCTGCCCCTGTTACTACAACAGTAACAACAAGCCAAGCCAGACGCTCCCACTTGCGAGCATGGCCTGCTGCCATCTCTTTAAGCTGCCGTAGCTCTGCTGTAGCTTCACCCCACCGCTCACCACATTCTTTCTCGTGTTGAGCAATCTTTTCTAGTGCTTCTAAAGCTAAGTCAAGTGTTTGCGTTTGCTCTTGTTTCATTACCAAGGCAGTCCTGTAGAGGTTGTAGGTGTCTTTTGCTCTGCAATGTTAGCAGTCAAGCCAGCTTCAATAGCATCTTGATCTAACTCTGCTTGAACCCAGCCAATTACTGTAGCCTCGTCAAGAGAGTCATAAGCAACAAAGTCTTCAGCGTCAGGGTCTGGGGTAAACCCACAAGTGCCATATGAAGATGCTGAGTAAGTTACGTCACCTACAGTTTCTTCTTCAGTTACTCGCCAGTGTGCAACGATTACGCCGCCGTCTGCCGTGTTTCTTTCTAGTTGTGAAATAGTCCATGTAGCCATTTTAGTTCTCCAGTTAAATTGCTGAGATGATGAAGGCGAGTAAGTTTTCATAACAGATACCTAAACGGGCCTGTTCATTGCCATCGTCATCAGTAAATGTATCTGCACGATAAACTTGATAGTCGTTAGCGTCTAAGCCTTCAGCAGTAAACGCAGCAGCTAGGTCTTGTGCAATGATTCCAAAGTGTATGTTTGCGCTATCGCCTTCTGCTGCCACCGTATCTATAAATCTAAACGCTTTAAGTAAGCCTTTAGCTGCTACCGCTACATTGCGTTCTGCATCAGTTAAGTCTCTAATGTCTTGCTTCATGTTGCGGTCAGATGTGCTTATTGTTGAGCCGCTGCGGTAAAGGTCTTTGAAGCGTGAATTGGTTTGTCCTAAGTCAGTGTCGCCATCGCTGTCGTTACCATTGCTTTCACAAGGCTGAATAACACCGTCAAAAAAGCGCAGACCAGCGCCATTAGTTCCGTGTGGAGAATGGATGTACAGAGCGTTAAATCGGTTGCCAATACTACCTACGACTGTTGTTCCCTTATATATGCTTATAGCAGCTCCATCGTTTGTTGTATTAACGACAGTTAAGCCACCAGAAGCTCTCATTATCTGGACTTTACCTGCTGTGCCGCCTTGCGCCAGCTCTACGCCTGCCGTAGTAAAGCTACTTGCAGACTTCCCGACCAGCAAGTTGCCGCTGGAGTCGATGCGCATGCGTTCTGTGTTGTTGGTATAAAATTGCCAGTAGCCTGAGCTAGACGGAAGATAACGCAATGCTGTCTGTGAGTTTGTAGTGTCAAACAAAGACCAAGAGTTAGTGCTACTGTTATCTTGGTCAACATACATTGAATAAGTAATGCTGTTGTTTTCTAGGTCTAGTACTCTATGTTGCGTAGTTGTGTTTTTGTCTAAGGCTAAAGTTGCAGACGGACTGCTAGTACCAATACCAACGCTTTCATTGAAAGAAACATTGCCTGAGCTTCTATCAACACGCATGAATTCACTTTTTGTTCCTGCATCTTCACGCTCAAAACTGAAGTCACCATCAGTGCCACGATGCAATATGTGCATACCGTGGTTAGTATCTGACACCATACTAAAGGCAGGAATAGTATCTGAGTTGCCGTATGCTGTTACAGCGCCATCAATGTTTGTAGTTCCTACTCCAAGTCGTTCCGCAGACGCATCCCAGAAGAACTTAGGCGTTGTGCCAGTGTCTTCGTAGAAGCTGATGTCTCCGTTACCTGCGATTCTCAAACGTTCTTTAGTTGAAAAATCGTTAGCTGTTCCTGTTTCTAAACTTAAACGGCTTGTAAGCGCCGCACCTTCTCTAGCAGATACAATCCTAGCGTTTACGTCATATACAGGGTTAAAGACTAAATTCGCTTCTACGTCAGAAGTCGTCCCAGTCCCTTCTAAAGTACCAATATCTCCAGATGCTTTACTAACAGTCAAACCATCAGCAGTCACAGTACCCGTTACGTCGATGCCTGTGGAGGTGGTTTCTAAAACTTTGCCGTTGCTGTAAAACAACGAAACATTAGGGTTACTGCTATTATTTGATGCAACCAAGTACCTTAAACCAGAAGTATTATCCAGCAAACGAATATCAGTGCCTGTAATTTCTAAGTTTCCTGCGCCTGCATCAGTAATATAGCTTTTAGACCCATCATGATAAATCTGTAGGTCAGAGCCAGCACCAAAGATAGCCTTGTCATTGTCGCCGAACAGGATGTCAGCAGAGGTAGTCAGTCCCGGTACAGTCACAGTCCCAGTAAACGTAGGTGATGCTATAGGGGCTTTAGCATCCAACTGTGTCTGAACATTAGAGGTAACACCATCAACGTAGTTTAGCTCTGCTGTGGTAGCTGTAACGCCGTCCATGATGTTCAGTTCTGCTGTAGTGGCAGTGACTCCATCTAGGATGTTAAGTTCAGCAGCAGTAGAAGTAACGCCGTCTAAGATATTTAGTTCTGCTGCGGTAGATGTTACACCATCTAGGATATTAAGTTCAGCAGTAGTGCTGGTGATACCGTCCAGTACATTTAGCTCTGCTGTAGTTACTGTAGCACCATCCAGAATCTCTAGTTCTGCTTCAGTAATTGTAGCGGAGCCAATAGTAAACGAAGTACCAATAGTAGGTGTGTTAAGCGTAGGCGAGGTAAGTGTCTTATTGGTTAGCGTCTGTGTGCCTGCTAGAGTAGCTACAGTGCTGTCAATAGCAAAGGTTACAGCATTGCCAGAGCCGCTAGTGTCAACACCAGTGCCTCCAGTAAACGTAAGTGTCTCGCTGTCTAAGTCAATGCTTAGGGCACCACCAGAGTCTGCTTGAAAGTCTAAGTCCTGTGCAGTTACCTGTGAGTCTACGTAGGCTTTGATGGACTGCTGTGTAGCTAGTTTAGTTGCACTGTTGGAAGACATATCGTCTTCATCTTTAATGCCAGTTACAGTAGCGCCATCGCCAGCAATGTTAATGCTAGTGTTAGCTACAATAGTTGTACCTGTAATAGCAGCAGCAGTAGATGCGCCTACAGTAGTGCCATCTATAGCACCACCATTTAAGTCTACAGTGGGTATAGTTACAGTGCCAGTAAACGTAGGGCCAGCAGTGTCTGCCTTAGTTGCTACAGCAGTTGCAATATTATTAAACTCTGTATCAATCTCTGTGCCTTTAACAATCTTATTGGCATTGCCGGAAGGCAGAGTGTCTTTAGTTGCAAAGTTCGTTGTCTTTGTATAATTAGTCATTAAATTAGTCTACCTAAAATTGCTTCAGTGTTTAACTCTTGAATGGATAAAGCACCACCGTTAATTGTTGCTTCAATACCGATAGTAGCGACTTTACCTGAGCCTGTAGCTTTTACTCTAGCTACGTCAATAACAATAGTTGCACTATATTCCGATGTGCTAACATTGTACTCAGAGACACCATACTCAGCAATTAAACTTGTGGCTACTGTAAACGCCTGTTTACTGTAACCTTCCGTATAATCATAAGCCCAGTTGCCAACTACTTGACTACCTGAGCCGCCTATGACTGTAAAGGATATTTCCTTCAACATCTTAATTCTGGAAGGATCACCAAAAGACATAGGGTTAGTAAAGTACTTCATTACGTAAGTATCTGTGTCATCCAGAAACTCATCGTACTCGTTTATACCTTTAGCATTGCCTAAATACAAAGTACCGTCTGCAAGTCTAGCGCCAGAAAGTACAGTTATGCCTGCCCATATAGTTGCTCTGTAGCTACCGTCTTCTAGTGTTCCTCTCATGTCAAACACATAAACTTCTAAGGACGTTGGTAAGAACAAAAGATAAAAAGATTCTTCTGGGCTGTAAACAGACTTGATGTTGTTTGTTTCACTGTTAACAGCGAGCATCATTGTGTCTCTTACATTCCTAGACACGTTACCTATAGGGTTAGACTTTTCTTGTATAACTCTACCTAAGCTACGCAGTCCAGAGTCAGATAAAAAAATTAAATCTGTACCTATGGCCTGTACGCTGTCTCTAGCAATACAACCAATGCCTGTAATAACATCAGATAATGTCATGCTAGAAGGAGACGAAGCCCCAGAGTACAATAGAATGCTTCTCTTACAAAAGATAACTAAAAAGTTGTTAAACTCTCGTACAGCCACTATTTCATCAAAGCCTTCAGGGAAAACAGTAGTTAAGTCTAGTGATCCTGAACTACCCCCTGTCCAAGCGTGACCGTTAAGTAAATCACTAAAGAACAAAGTATGTTTATTACCAGTAACATCAGCTACCCAGAGTCTACCGAAAGCTGCACATGCTTCATTACCTTGAGGTGCAGTGCCTGTGGAATGTGAATGGTCGCTAATGTTATCTAAGACACCAGATCCAGACTCATCAGTATATATTAGCGGCTCGTGACCACGTTGAAAAAAGTAAGCATGGTTGTTAAGACTAACTATCTTCCAGTTATTAGCTGTAGGTGTATAGCCAGAAGGAGTTACGTCCGTAAGTGTTGATGTCCCTGTAAATACTTTATTGTTACCGGAGGAAAATACAACCTTGTCGCCACTTTCGTCTATGTATTCAAAGATAGTCTCTATGCCAATACTAGACCCTAAAGGTGTAGCACTGCTTGTTAGCTTCTTTAGACCCTTACGCGCTGCAATCCTGCCGAACTTGTCAATAACAGCGTTTTCAGCAATAGACGCAAAAGCAGGGTCTTGTGTTACAGGAGAGTCCTGTGTGTTAAGACCTTTGAAGCCGGGAGCGCCTATGTATATGTTTTGACGTTGCTCAGCCATTAGGGTACTCTGTAGATAAATTCTTCAGGATTCTTGTAGGCATCTATTGCAATAGCATCCGATAAATGCTTGTCTGCAATTAAGAAATAATCCTGTGCAGTAGTACCGCCTGTCTCACCACGCTCTCTAGCCAACAAAGCTACAGCATTGTGGATAATAGCGTTCTTAGGTAACACTGTAGTGTCTGTATCGCCAGATAACTCAACTTCTCTTGCAATAAGGTCAAAGCGCAAAGAGTACACTGCGTCAGGCTTAGGATACACCTGTACCTTAGTGTCTTCATTACTGTCTATACCACTGAACGTATAGGAGTCTGGAGTGCCTGTGACTTCACCAGAGATATAATATGCGTTATTAAACCAGTTAGGTGACTCATAGCGCATAAAAAAGTTTGATGTGTCATTGATAGCACTATATATTTTAACACGTTCTCCAGCGTTTGTCAAGCTATATTCTGTAGTATTTTCAACAGTAGGTACAACTACAGTTGTGCGTAGTGCAGACCAGTCATGTGAATCCTCTACAATACGCTTAGCATCGTTTACAAAGTCACCTACCATTTTAGAGTAAGCTGTGTTAGCTACAGCAGATACTTCGTCTTCCCGTAGCCGACGCAGTACCTCGTTTACTATTGTTAGATATTGCGTACTCATATGAATCCTCTAAATAACCCTTGTAGTGTAGGAGCTTTATAACCTTCATACTGTGGTGCTAGCTCTAGTAACTCAGGGGCTTGATATGTTTTTCTAAACTGATAGTCTTCAAAGTCAGGTGGCGTATAGCCTCCAGTGCCTCCAGCGCCTCTACCCATGCCAGCAAGAAGACCTAAACCTAGCCCTGCACCTATGCCTGCGCCAGCGCCTTCACCTCTGCCTTGGCCCCTGCCTTCACCAAACCGTTGCTCTCCTAGAGCTTCACCAGCAGCTACAGCATCTGCTACAGCAGCTTCACCGGCAGCTATAGCCTCTGCTTGTGCAGCTTCACCGGCAGCTACAGCATTCGCTACAGCGGCATTACC